CTCTTTAGTAAGCTCACGATCCTGGTGAATGGTCTGCTTATAAGCCATAGGTGTTCCCTCGGCCCACTTGCTAATTGTATTAAAATCAATTTCATCCCCGACCACCAATACAGAATCAAACTTCTCCCTACGTGCTAACTTAATTACATTTTTTACAGCTGCCTCGTGATGGAAAGGAATCTGTAAATCTGAAATTACAAGATACCGTTTCCCCTTAATCTTCATCCTCTTCTGGAGTAGGAATGGAAGGGATAATGCCGTTGTCGCCTACTACCCAATCGGGCATAGACGATGGACTATCCATTAAAGCCAACGCAATAGGCTCACTAAATCCAGCCTTACGTGCAGCCTTATACATCTCATGCTTGGCAATATAAAACACTTCTAGCTTAGATAAAGGATCGGGTGATTTACGCACCACGCGCCTGTTAATCTTCTTTCGCTTACGTGTGTTAGCCATATTAAAATTATGACTTACTTATTAAAATAAAGAGATCATCGACACGCTTTTCTAATCGTGTTAATTGATCCTTCATGCTAGAGCCACCATTAGGGCGTAACTCATTAAGCCAGCCTCTAACTATAAAACGTAATCCGACTAGCACGCCTGACAGCACTGCGATAACGCCAGCCCCAAAGCCAGCCCATTCGCCCGGTGTCATTTCTTCGGAGTTGCATAGCCAAACACTCCGGCTAATATTGCCCAAAGAACTGCACGATAGTCAGCTGCAAAATTAGATGCGGCCCAAGCTGATAAAAATGCACCAGCAGTTAATACGTAAGGATTCTTCATGTTCATATTTTTCCCCCTAGTAGTGGTATGTCGAACGCCTTGCCATCTTTATCACCAGATGAATTGAAGCTAACGTGGATGTGCTTTGTATGTTTGTTAAATCCTGAATACTTACGCCATTTATAATTCAGAATCCTGCTGGCAATCATGCCGTTATGTATTACGTAAGATATGCGCTTATCGGTTTTTGCACAGATTCTGATCTGGTCAGCCAGATATACCGAGAGCCCTTCGGATGTATCCAAGCGAGAATCAATATCGATGGCTCGCACGCATCCGGTCTCGTCTGGATTATGATCCGATTTTCTGGCAGCATGACGAGCATCACCAATCCACCCATCACTGGTAGTGCGCCTATCTGGATACCAGGTAGTAACGGCATCCCTAAGCTCTACCCCTGCTGCACATAACCAAGGCTTCATTATGAAAGAAGTAGCGTGGCTTCCTCAGCTGTGATGCCGAGTTTGTCTAATAGTGCAGCCTTAGCAGTTGCCTTAGCAGCAGCGATTACTTCCTGTGCTTTGCGCTCTGCCTCAGCAGCCTTCTGTGCCGCTTCTTGATCTACAATTTCCTCAGCAGTCAATTCAACCTCGGTGGTTTCACCTGTTGAACAATCTACGATTATTTTATGTGGCATATTTTCTCCTTTGTTAAGCGTTGGATATTCCGTATAAATAAAATGATGAAGTTGAAAGCCAATTTGTGCCATAAACAGGAGCAAAATTAAGCGTAGTAATTGCCGCACTATTACCCCATAAACTTGCAGTAGCAGAAATGATGTTTGATGTTGCAGAATTATTTTCAACAGTTGTAAAACCCGAAATGGGTTTGCTTTGGCTAACAATGTAAGAAGGAATATAAACCTCAGTTGAACTAAAAGTATTTGATGTTGCTGTATTTGCATCTACATAAACTGGGTTTAATGAACTCGTGCTAGAGTTTCTACCAGATGATGCAGTTGAGCCAATAGCCCTTAAATATGTTGTAGAGTAATTAGCAGATGTGGAGTTAATTGTTATTAACATATTTTCATTGTAATCAGCGTTATCACTTCTTGCGCTTATCCTCAACACTAAATCCGTATAGGTAGCAGGTATCGCCGAGAAGGTAACAGATGCCGCACTTGATGATAAAACATTTGAACTGATTAAAGTATAGGTTGCCATAGTTACGCTTTCAGGATTCCGTAGAGGGTGGCGGTTGTTCCAGTAGACCAAGTATTTCCTGCCACAGATAAATCTATTTGCGTTATGGCAGCCGTATTAGACCAAAGTCCAACCTCGCGCATTACCTGACCTGAACCATTTAAATCGTGAGATGATTCTATTAAGCAAGTTTTATATGTAGAACCTGCATAAGAAAATATGTCTACTGTATCTAAGGAAGGTGTTGAACTACCTGAATCTTGACTATTTAAGTCCAAGCGTGGATAAGATGTTGAACGACCTGATGTGGCAGATGAACCATCTCCTAGAATATAAGTATTACTATACCCAGTTGCAGATGAATTAAACTTAAGAAATTTTGTACCGCCTGATGCTGTTGCAGTTAATACTAATCTAAGGTCAGTATAAGCAGAACTAATACTGCTAAAAGTAATTGTGGCAGTAGAACTACTCAAAGTAGTTGTAGCAATTTTTTCGTATGTAGTTGCCATATTATCCTTTGATTCCGTATAAGGCGAAGGTTGTACTACTTGACCATAAAGTGCCTGAAGTAACTAAATCAATTCTTGTTATTGCGGCTGTGTTTTGCCATAATCCTGAACACAATTCAATGTTACCGCTACCATTTTTATCTACACCACCTGCTGATCTTAAAGTTTTATATTTAGAAGTGCTTGCATAGTCAATAACATCCATAATTGATACACCCATAATGTTTGTGGCACTATTACCTACCGAGTAACTTCTTAATTCAATACTGGTCTGAGTTGCATATCCGTTTGCATAGGTAGAAGCACCATCACCACCTAATCTATGCGAAGCATAGTTAGACCCAGTATCGCTGTTAAATGTTACATACATACCAAACACATTGCTATTAGCAAAGGTATCTTTTGCTATACCTCTGATTTGTAAATGCTTGTAAGTGCTAGGTATTGAAGTAAATGAAATAGTTGCACTTAATCCCGTGCCTGTACCAGTAGCAATAGATTCGTATGAACTGGTAGAAGCCGCTACCCCGCTAGAAAAACTACCTAATACTGTATTAAGCAATTCCGCCTACCACATACCAAGTATCGGTTGCAGTCTTAATACATACTGCCGACTTATATTGTGCAAGGGTTGGTGCTGCTGGTACTGCTCCAGCTGATAATATTGTAGTAGTACCAGAAGTTACTGCGCTAATTGTGCAACTACCTGCACCAATATTTAATACTGTTAATGCTGTGCCAACAGGAAATGCAACAGTTGCGTTTGTTGGAATCTTATAAGCAATAGCAGTTGCTTTATTCATTTGTTCTAACACTTGATACTGGTCTGTAAGTACAGCTGTGTAATCTGCAGTTTGAGCAGTATCTACTGTAAAGGTTACTAAACCATTAAAGGTTGTAGCTGTTAATACATCACCTGTTACTGCTGGTAATCCTGATGCCATTATATCTCCTTAATAAGATAATACGTTTTGTCCTAAGACACCGTAATCTACGTTGCCTATTATAAACCCATCTATGATCGGTTCGAGCGTTGTAAACACTGTTTTCCAACTATTCGGGGTAATGTTCATGCCTACCCCAAAAATCTGTAGGGTCTTGTCCAGGGTAGATCCGCCTGGCTGGGTCGTGATAACCGTGATCGGATCAAAGAAATCTAGGTTTAGGGCTGCAATTATTCCTGTGTTGTAGTCCGGACTATAAAGGTCTAACTCAACGGCATCACATCGTATGCTGGTTTCAGCTCTAGAAGCCACATAAGCCCTGGCATAGTCCAAGGCCACAGTATCGGTCTGCATCAATAGGTTACTTAAAAAGTAAGAATGGATAAAGTATTTAGCAATAGAAGCTGCATTGGTCGCTACCTGGGCAGTACCACCAGATCTAGTAACTGTGGCTGAATTGAATACTAGGGTATCGTCTAGTTTCCATACGGCATTAGCATATTTAATACCTGTGCCATCATCGGCAAACAATGTTGGTGTGCCACCTATTGATGAAGCGGTCACAGATCTATCTTGAAAAACAAAATTACCGCTAGCATCAACATAGACAGCCCCATACTCGCTATCTGCCACTGTCTGTAATGCCGCTAAAGAAGTCCTTGTAGTGCCAGGATCTGCTTGCATCGTAGTTAATCCTGCATCTACATCGCGAGCAGATGATGGCCATGAGATTTGATTTAATATCTGATTGATTCTTGTGCCTGATAGATCGCCAGCAGTAGCACCAGTAACTGTTGAAATCTGGGCATTCTGTGCCAGCCTATAAGCATCTACAGCTTGTATAGTAGTGTAGGCAACCTCTGTTGCATCTTTAGGCTGAGTATTAACATAGGATGTAATAAAGCCTGAGAAGATTGGGTATGTTACTCCTAAGTAGGTTGCCGTTATTTGCACCTTCTTCATAGGGGTTAGCAATTCAAAATAAGGGCTGGCTGGATTCTGTGGGTTAAAATCACCATTCTGATCTACTATGCGAAGGCTCATGCTGCCAGTTTGGAATTGATCTGATAGGGCAGTACGGCCTCTGTTAGTTTGTATCATATTAACTCGATCAGATACATCTACGATTATGGCTGCTGAATCGGCAAACACGTTAGTGCCATATACAGCTGATCCAATAATTGCGGCCTGAGCAAAACTAGGCCCGGTACTAAAGTTAATTATTGCGTTTATTACAGGTATTGGCATTAGAAGCCCTGCCCGGCAGGTACTGTGCTAAATCCATTCTTAGTAGCAATTTGTATTGATTCTGCAATAGCCTGGCTTAGTCTGTCGCCACCAGCTGTAGTATCGACAGTAATCTTAATTTCTTGTGGTGCGTTTGATCCGCCACCTGGTGTAAAGCCTAATGCTAAACCTAATCCCATAGCCTCTGCGCTGGTGCCAAAATTAGGATTATTTAATGAATTAGTAGCCAAGCCACTAATATCTGGAAATCCACCTATACCGGTAATTGCACTTCCACTCATCTGTCCTGGACTTACACCTAAGCCAAGTAAAACCATTTGGCCAGCAGTTAAAATTGATTTAGCAGCAGTATTCATGGCAGTAGCCAATTCATCAACAGCCTTAACGCCATTCATCTCAGCTAGTATCTTTTTAGCCAAAGCCTCATTGTTATCTAGAATTGCTAACTGAGCCCTGATGCGTAGTTTAGTTTCTTCATCGGTGGCAGCGTTAAGGGCCACTGTTAAGCCAATACGCTCTAAATCAAACTTGTCTTTTAATTTGTCTATCTCTGACTTTGCTTTATTTGATGCTGTAATAATCTTATATTCTTCATTACGTGCCTTGAATAACTTTGTAGTTATGTTCATATCTTTTACGCGTGTAGTAGATGAACCAGGGGCAGCATTATTTGTTTTTCCGATATCGTATGCAATTAAACCTGCTGCGCCTACTATTATTTGCTTCTTACCTAGGGTAAGTAAAGCTGTAAGACCTAGCAAAAACTTGCCTACATCACTATCTATAATTTTTTTAACTTCTCCAATTAACTGAGCCATGCCATTAGTAGTATTAGCAATGGCAACAGCAAAATTATTCATAGAAGTAGCCGCTTGGTCTATTGAGTTATCTTTGCCTATAGTTGAGATGGCATCTATTAAGCCTTTGCCTATGATCTCTGTAGCATCAGCTGCTGCAACCTTTAACAAATCCATCTTGCCTGCATAGGTACTTAATCTTGCCTGGGCTTGTCCAGCAAACTTCTTATCAAGGGCTGCCATAATTTTATTCATGTCGCCACTAGCAATAGTTGCTTTGTCTAAGCCTGTGCCTAACCTGGCTAATGCTGTTGTAGTGCCTGATGCACCTTTGGCTATTGCAGCTACAACGCTTTCTAAGTCTTTACCTGTGCCTGCGCTAACATTTAATGCAGTTTCTAATGCTTGTTGGCTTAAAGTTACTGATCCGGTAGCGTTTAATAAAGTCTGAAATGCTGGGCGCAATTCATCATCTAGTACGCCATATAGTTTTTGCAAGTTTGCTATATAGGATTCTACTTCATTTACTCTAAATGCGTTGCCAGTATTTTCTAATTGTACTGCTAAAGACTTAGCGGCCTTCTCATCAGATGCAAATGCACTAATAGCCTTTTTGCTAAATGCAACGATTGCAGTTGTAGCGAATACTCTATTAAATGTTTGGCCTAGTTTTTGGGCTTGCTTATCAAATGATGATATATCTTTTTTGCCTTTAAGTAACGCTTTACCATTCCAGGTGGCTAAGGCTGCGGCGACTAATGATGGTGGTTTTGCCATTATGCTGCCTTGCTTAATTTACCAGAATTAAAAGCATTGGCTGTTTTGGTAATTGCTTCTAGCACTGCGCCATACACTTTACCTTGATCTTCATACCATGCTCTAAAGATTGCGCGGCCACGTTGATTACCGCTTCCTTTTAATGGGCTTAATTCTTGTGCGGCTTGATTAAAATGTATGCCTGCTCTTGGATTAAGGCTTTCTGATTTAGGATCTCCACCAGGATTTTTTCGCCCTGCAGTTTCAAATATTGCACCAGAAGCAGATCTATTGGCAACAAAATTAATCATAGAAAATCCTGCTTTATTTGCTTTAGTTGAACCCTTGGAATAATAAATACCATTACGCGCCACATCTTGATTGTAAAATGGAAATGCTCGATAATTTTGCTCTGCAGTGACGTTAATTTTGCGCCAACCAGATAATACTTTTTCATTGGCAGGCATGTAAGTCCTAGCCTTATCCCTTATAGGAATCATTACTGCTCTAATCTCAGCTTGCATCTCTTTGTTAAGATTTTTATCTACAGCATCCATAGCAGCTATGAGTTGTTTAACGCCTGTTACGTTTACTGGCATTTTTAATCTCCTTAGCTCTATCTTGTAAGACCTGGACTATTGCCCTAAGCATCTCTGAGTCCATATCAATAAAAGATTGTGGCGGGATTCCTAACTCAACGGACAGGCTTGCTATCGCGTAAAGCGTGGAATCACGCGCTACTATTTTTTTTCTTCGTCTAATACCTCGACAGTTTCTAGACTGTCTATAAACTCTAATCCAAAGACAGGTACAGTTACATTGGCTCTACGCAAACATTCATGGGCAAGATAGTAGATTTCCGTTTGCCTTTCGTGATCGCGTAGAACCTTTGAAATTCCTGCGCCATACTTTAACTCGAAAGCGTACTCGACACCCGGAGTAATCTTATGTTCAGATACTTCTCCGTTAGCCCTTGTTATCTTTAGCTTTGCCATTAGTTCTCCTTATGCTACTGCTACAGCTACTGTGCTATTGCAGGTAAATGTAATGCTTTGTGAAGATATATCGCCTACTGCTCCATTTACATTGTTTAGGTTATTAACCAATACAGATGCAGTGTATGAAGGGTTTGTAGCTGATACTGCGGCAGTTGATTGCTTAATTACGCATGTTACAGTAGTGCCATAAGCAGCACGTAATGTAGGGATAACTGTTGCAGCAGCGTTATCATTTAGGAAGTCTAAAGTGATAGTGCTTGCCTCTAAGCCTTTAGCAAACTTATGCGCAGTATCGCCCATAGCGGTTACTTCTAGCTCATCAAATGACTGGTTAATAGTTACAGCTGTTACATACGCTGATAGATCAACGCTGTTTAATGTAACTGAAACGCCATTGTTTAAGAATATGGCCA